TCCCTCCATACCATTCTATACTTGTACAGAATATTAGCACTCAGATGCGCATCATTATTTGTTGTGTGTCCAGGCTAGTAAGCTAGACAGGAGTAGATCCCCTTCCCAAAGTTCATTAGTCTTCGGTTACGGTTCTCCCTTCCCTGTCATCAACCATACACTGTTACTACACCACACGCGTGTCCCTAACTCCGAAGAGAGATTTGTCTCCCCGGAGGGTTGAAGGCTACGTGGCGGAGTAAGGTGCTGGGTTCCCTTTTACGGGTTTTACAGTTTGGTTAGTTTGTGAAAGTTCCGTACTTGTACTTCACTCTGTCGGGGTTCACCCTAAACGGTTGGATCAAAGATCTCCGCTCTCAGAGCTAGGTACAAGACTTCCCTTCCCTTCCCTAAGCAAACAGCACTCACTAGGTAAGGACCCACGGGTATCCACCACGAGTGATAGAATTTGCATTGTAGGTTATTCCTATCCCTTTATTAGCTAAGTCGGGGTTCACCCTAAACGGTTGGACCACTTTCGTGATCTCCGCTCTCTTAAAGCCTAAAAGATCAAACTGGTTATGATTGGTCACACCCGATCACCCTCAGCTAGAACATCTGTTCAAACTGGAGGATTGGGCAGTGAATCAATCAATAGCCTGTATGGAATCATACGGGGAACCCATTCTGGAATTACATCCATAATAGGATCCCGCGTACGCCATAAGAAAGACGTAATATTATGATAAGCATCATAATAATACGGAAACGACTCTCACACCCGAACTGAAGAAACTTCAATTCCTGGTGTAATAGCGTCCAGTAATGGACGACCGTGCGAAACAGGAATAAACTCATTCCATATCCCTGGTGGGTAGTAGATCTCCGAAGAGACCTCTCCCCTAGGAACATAGAATAAGTTCTCCGGATTCACGCGGCTCGGTTCTAGATCTAAGATCTCTCTCAGACCCATCTCTCCCTGGCGTGAGTTTAGGTAGCGGGCAGCCAAGAACCATCCTCCAAAGAAGAGGAGGGCTCCAGCCACCATAAACCCAACCCAAGCGGTAGAGTCTGGCTCCGCAACTTGCTCGGTTATGAGTGGATAGACACCGGACCCGTTAAGGTGAAAGCGTCTAAAATCCATCCAAATTTGATCAAGTTTTGGAACTGACTCCTCTGCTCAGGTTCAAGGTCTGCTATCTAACCGATTTGGCAGAAGACCTTGAGGTATAACTCCTCAAAGGTCATCTACTCCAATAAGGTTGGCCAGTATGAATCCTAAAGCCACTCCCAGCGCGGTACATAATGATAGACGGACTTGGAGTTCATCCCTGTCTATCCATCATAGAGAAGTAAAGAATTTCTTCCTAAAGAATTCTCGCTTCTGTCTGGTATCCGCATGTCCTGAAGATTTGACTTTCTTAGGCCGCTTAGGAATAGGTTTTTGCTCTTCTTTTGGTATATTAATTGGATTGTGGCGACCTCCCTTCTGACCTAGAGCCGTGCTTGCGCGCGGATCTATCCAGACAGGCCGAGATCACTCAACCCAACGAGTATACCAGGTAACCATATCAGAGAATGTCTTCTCGGAATCATCGACGCGATGCTGAGGTGCCCGCTCGTTCAGGGACCCCAGCGCCTCATCGATATTCTTGACGCAGACCACCATGTAATGTATCTTTCTAAAGATATCATTACGCTGGTGGCTTTCTAAACGTTGGAGGGTATTATAACCCGGCCAACGCTTAGGCTCTCAAGAATCGTGAGATCCAGATTTGATGTAGTCGGCAGATGTTCACTCTTGAGAGGCCTCCGGTTTCGGAGCCCACTCAGGACTAATCAATTCAGGGAAAGCTTCCGCATTCCACTGATTTGCATTAGAGAGCATTCTATCCACTTTCGTCACCCGATCTGGATCCACCCCAGTCTCTACATTCATGTCAGGATCAACCTTATTATATAAGGCTAGTCCTTGCATGATGAGAGACGGGTTTTCCGCACTCTCTGGGAAGCCTCCCATTGTTACTGGAGCCGACTTATTCTTCTCATGTATTTCCAATACACGCTTAGAATAGGCCTTATCCAGTAGGAAGGCAGTCGATTTTACGTTCCGCAATATCTGCTCCAAAGTTGCCCGAGAAACCTTAGTCCAACTCTCGTTACGTGAGTACCTAAGTATTCACATAGCGTAAGAAAGAAAAGGTTGCCCGGTTTTGGTAGTCCCTGCTCAGGGATTACCAGGCATCTTCAGCCAGATATACGGAATTCGGATCCGGTTCGGAAGGTCTCACAAGGGGCTATCGCCCCGTGTGACTACCTTATGACCCTTACCCGAATAGTAAAATCTTACGAATTGCTCAAACGTCAGTTGATATTTAGCAACTAGCGGGAGAGCAAGACGTATTGAGAGACGGGCCGCGACTAACTCTCTAAATGTCACCGCATCAGCTCGCTCCGGAGTTCAGAATTTCTTCGCAAACTCCAGGACGATCTGACCGCGCGACACTAGGGATTTAGCCAAGCCTGCTCCCACTCCGATGGTCTTAAGAATATTTAGATATTCCAAGGCCACCTTACGGTCACCGATCACTATATCATCACCGAGAATTGCGTATAACGTAAATCACGGTTTTGACATAGTGACCCTCTTTGCTCGGTAGGCGGCGAATTGCACGATTGCGTGATGGGTAATAGCCAGAGATGCTCAGGAAGATAGAGCACCCATGGGCTGTCCCACTGCATAGTGAAGTATCGTCTCCACTCTGGTCTTTTTGATGGTTTTACGACCCCAAATCACAGGAATGTGATTGGAGGTATAGGTTACCTTAGGTTTGATCTTTTGTATAAGATCATACTTAAGGTAATAGCCTCTGTCGACCAACAGTGCTCTCCATAACTCCGCCAACTTCGGTGCCTCCGAACGATAGTAGCCATTGGCCACCGTCGCGAAGACCTCCGAAATTAGCTTAGTTTGAAGAGAAACCGGTAGTCGATCAGTGGCGGCAGAGAGATCTATAGAATACACCCAGACTGGAAGGTTTTTCTCCTTCATAGCCTTTAGTGTAGCTACAAGTCGCTCTGCCGGTGCCGGCTGATTGAATGTCCCATCCTGCGGAATATTCCGCAGTAGGTCAAACAAAAAGTCATGCACCGGACGAAGGACTCATTGAGTCCAAGCGTCCACCATCGCAAAGACACGCATCTTTCCTGCTGCTTCTTCCTTGATCCCCAGTTTCCCCAGACAGTGAGCGGATGACCACTCAACTGCCGAACGGAGATTCCGGAGGGTTCAATTCATCCGCCCGGTAAAATTTGTAAATCCAAGGATCGACAAATAAGACCGGAGGACGCCTTTAAGGTGCTCTGAGTGAAGGAAGTGGTCCGCTGCTACCGCAAGGGCAGAGAGGGAACTAGATCCAAAGGTATTCACCGAGTGAAGTCCATCAGTAAAACTACTGGTGGACCCCGCTTTTTGAATAGCAAAGGGTCTTGGCTCCATTCTACGCTTACGTAGCGACGACACTACTTTCTCACCTGCCTGTGATAATATCGCAGGCCAGAACACCTTAGAGACGTAATCAGCTCAAGCTACCACAAACGACTGGGGTATTTCTACCCCCTCGTCTGTGATAGTTGATGTCGACACTACTCCTTTGAACTCCAGTATCCGGTATATACCGAATAATGAAGCTCAAAAGCGTATTGCATGGACATCTCCTGATCTGATTAAAGTTCGCTGTCAGGCTGGTATAATCCGAGGTAAACCTGAATCCGTACGTTTAATACGACGCTTCAGGGGCCCCAAATCTTCAACCCGATATCGCCCCGTCCCTTGCTGAAGTAATACATGAGCAGTCTTTAAATGAAGGACTAGCCCACGCATTCCCTCAGAGTTATAGATCTTAAATAAGATCTTAGCAAATCCTACTAGCATTTTACTATCACTCGCTGTCCGGTGGACACGGAGGACATCCGCTACCAATCATAGGTAACGGACTACTCCGCGACCAGCATTTCTGCTGATCAAGCCATTGATGGCTTTGAGCTTTTCTTTTATTAAAGAAGCAAAAGTGACGGTTACACCGTCTAACATCCCTTTCGGTATGTTAGGCTTTGTATTCATGTTCGGTGAAGAAGTAGTGTATTTTTCTTTCATTTGAATTATACAGCTAATAGGTCAAGAGATGTAACGAGACATCCCTTGCTTCTATGGTCGTTTACCGACCAACCTGCGCGTGCATATACCCTTAGTGGGAACGAACCCAGGTGCATTACCTTCCTAGGATCCGGTTTTACATACGTCTTCCGGCACTTCAGAATATCTTTTCATCCTGAGAGGTACCGGCCGATATAGGTTAGTTTTCCCGTTTATTACCTTTTCCCAGACCCATATGTCCAGGAGGTCTCACTATGAGACCCCGGCTTTTACGGCGACGACCAGGTTTGCCTGATCGCCCCCGCTCAAGGTCATCCGATATAACATTCTCCACTCGGTCACAGGTCGCGACCAAGCTCGGTTTTCCGATTATTGGCTGCGGAGGTGACTATCGAACTCCCTTTACTCCGTTGGTAGGAAAATAAACCTACACCACTTCCTCAAGAGGTTGGAACCTCTTTAAACACTAGCGATTCGACTACCTGTTTTCGTTTCTCTACGTTTCCACAGGGTCATGGTCTAACGCCATCACTCTCGCCTACAGACTTTCGTCTGTCAAGGCTCGCTGCCAGCAACTCCCTATCCTCTTTCGAGGGGGGCAGGCTCCCAGTTCAAGGAGCTAGTTGCTAGCTCGGGCTAGGCCCGGGTCGTGAGGATAATTTTAGTCCTCCCCACCCACCAGACCACCCGACCCCCTTTCGGGGTGAACCTACGCACTCAGATATTCCGTCGTTAGAGCGGAATAGCGTGAGATGTGCGCGATCTCAAACCTTAATCACTCTGTTATGA